CCATGCCTGGCGGGAAAGAGTGGTTAGCGCGTAATCGGGGTGAGCAAAATGGCTGATAACTTAGAGCTATTCGACGATAGTCAAGATGATTCTATTCTGGAGCATTTGGAAGGGGGAGATTCTGAACGTGGCCGTTTCCCTGAGTTATTGAAGCAGATAAATGAACTGTTGCGCTGTGAGTTGGAACGGTTGGGCGGTAACGGTAAGCATTCATTGGAACTGGTAGTAGCCATCAGCAAGCAGATTGGCGGCAGTCAGGTCTATTTTCCGCGCGGTCAGGTGTTAGAGGATTTGGTGCGTGATATGCGAATCTGGCGTGATTTTGATGGGCATAATATTAATGAACTGGTTGAGCGCTATCATGTGACTTATAAAACGGTGTATAAAGCTATCCGACGGATGAGAAAGTTAGAAAGCAAGAAAAGACAACCGGAACTATTTTAAGGAGCAATGGACATGTTTGGGACTAAGCTGATCGGTCTTTTATTCACATTATCATTCAGCATGAATGTTGCCCTTGCTGATACGCGCTTACCGGATGAAAATACGCTGGTTAAACGATTCGATGCATTGGGCTTGGTTAAGGCTGATAAGTGGAAAAATGCTGAAGCCTCGGATAGCACCGAGATAAAAAGTGCGCGAGTTAATGGTGATATTTACTCTATCGCTTCTGACTCGATATCAGTTCTTAGTTTTCTGTCGGGAAAAGATTCAGAAGTTGAAGCCCAACATGTTGTTGCTGTTTGTACAGAACTCGCAAAAGTCGCTATGCAGAATGTTACAACGGAAACTACGAATAAAATTAAAGGCGTGATTCAAAAGTCCGCACTTAATTTTAATGAGGATTCTGATATGGTTGATGGTTATAAGTTCACCACAAAATCTTATGCATTCGGAAATACTCCTGCAGTCGGCTGCATGATTGAAGGTTTTGTCACTTGGAATTAGTCGCATAAGATAAGATGCAATGAAGCCGGTTAATCCGGCTTTTTTTATGCCCGTAGCACACTGGAACAAATAACCGGATTAACCGGTTTCCATGTTCCAGAGGTGCAAATGAACGCTGTTATTTCCTCCCCTGCATTACTTCATGCTATCGCTTTTGTTCTTGGCTCCGAAGGGGGCTATGTCAATGACCCTACGGACAAAGGTGGAGAAACCCATTGGGGGATCTCCGATAAACGTGATGGTTTGGCTGATGGCATGACCGATGTTGATGGTGATGGCAAACCCGACACGCGAATCAAAGACCTAACGTTAGACCAGGCCACGCAAATTTATTACCGCGACTACTGGTATCCCTCCTACTGTCCTGATTGGCCAGACGGTATTTCTCTGCTGGTCTTTGATTCAGCGGTGCAGCATGGCGTCAAAAAAGCCCTTTGTCTGCTGCAAGAAGCGGCGGGGGTTGTGGCTGATGGCATTGTTGGCCCTAAAACAACCGCAGCGGTTATCAGCGCTGACCCTGAGTGGCTTTTAACTCGCTACCTCCTGCGCCGCAGCCGCTATTACGCCGACATCATTAAATCCAATTCTTCCCAAACTAAATATCTGAACGGTTGGTTCAATCGTTTGGATGGGGTTGCTAACGCTTGTTGGGAAGTTGTGGGCGGCTCTCATTCAGTAACCCGAAGCTAATCATGGGTAAAGGCTGGGATGACAGTTGTCGTGCTGGTCACCGTGACCGGCTCAAAAAAGAAGTGTTATTTAGGCTGGCAAATGGCCCCAAGCCTGAGCCAGTTGATTACACCGGATGCGATGGAACTCATGCCGCTTTTTATATGCGGGGATGGAATTCAGTCGCACCGACTGATATTGCCTGGCAATGCCAGCGCTACAAGGAAAAAAACAATGGTAAAACTTCTTAGCCTTTTCAAATCTAAATATTTCATGTTGCTGATTTCTGTGGTCGTTATTTTTGTTCCGTTGGTTTCAACACTCTTTTCTGGTTGGTATGTCGTGGCAGTTTGGTGTGGTGCCTTTATCTCTGGATTTGTGATTTTCTCTGAGTTCATTTCTTCGCTGTCATTTAAACACGGATGGCACCAAAGATTGTTTGATTGTGGGATTGGTACTATCAGCGGTGTCTGCCTCTGGATTGCAATATGGGTTGGTTGGCATTTCATTGGCTGGGTAAGTCCTCCCATCGCTGGATTAGGCTTCATTGCTTTCCCTCTGTTTCGCAAAACCATTAAATATTGGGGAGCACTATGGACCCGATAACTCTTTCCGCAGTAGCCAGTGTATTGCTTAAAGCTGGCCCCACCTTTTTACGTACGGTGGGCGGGTGGTTCGGTGGTGGTACGGCGAGTACTGCCGATGGTGTTGCCGGTATTGTGGAAAGTATTAACCAGGCGGTAAACCCCGAAGACCGGCAACGCATATTGGAACAGAAACTAGCAAACTTGCCCCCTGAGCAATTTGTCCAGTTGGAAGCGTTGAAAGTGCAGTTGCAGCAAATTGAACTTGATCGTCAAAAGATGGTGTTGGCAGATGGCCAGGCTGAACATCATGAGACACAAGAAACCATCAGGAACGGTGATAACGCAGTTGATGAGTATGTGCGTCGTACTCGCCCCCTCATGGCCCGATTGTCTCTGTATAGCTCTATCTTTTATGTTCTGTTGCTATCAATTGGATTACAGGCGGCATCTGTTGCCTCTGCCGCTGGCCACCTGATATCGATGCCTGAACCGGATTGGAATATTGCTTTGATGCTAGCGACGCCAGCATTGGGATATTTAGGCTTTCGTACGCTTGATGGTTTTGCCCGATTCAGCAAATCCAGTAAACACAAGTTACCGGCGGTTAAATAATGGATGTATTTGACCGTGCAAGTGACATGGAAATTGATGACCGACAACGGGCGTTAAACGCCCATTTAAACCGTGTTAAAGAAACGCCGACTGAATACGGTTTTTGTAACGATTGTGGGGAAAGTATTCCCCCACAGCGTTTGGCAATTGATGCCGTTCGCTGTGTGAAATGTCAGCAAATCAAAGAATTGAAGGAGGCCCAGCATGGAGTGGGAGTTCATAAGAAGTAACTGGGCCATTGTTTGGGCGCTGTTTATGTCAGCGGTCAATCTTATTCAAATGTTTTTGGCGAAGACTTATGTGAAACGTGAAGAGATTGAATTACTTAAAATACAAATTCAGTCGATTCAATCCTCTATTTCGGCGTTACCAAGCCAGAAAGAGCTTCACCAGCTTCAGTTGGAAATTAGTAGCTTGCGCGGCGAACTGCTGTCACTCGGGCCTAAATTACAGCAAGTACAGCGTATCAGCGACCTGCTGTTAGAAAACGAATTAAAGGATAAGTGAGGAATGGCGATGCGTGACATTCTCGATAGCGATCAACGGTTGGTTATTTTGCGCTCCCTGTTGGAGTGCGGCGAAAGTGCCAACGAGTCAGTTTTGCAAACCTGCCTGGAAGCCTATGGTCATCGCCTTTCTCGCGATTCAGTTCGTACCCACTTGAGCTGGCTCAGTGAGCAACGTTTGGTCAGTCTGACCGATGTGGCCGGTTGCTTTGTCGCCCGAATGACTGGCCGTGGTGAAGATGTGGCGAATGGGTTGGCGTCTGTTCCGGGTGTTAAGAAACCACGGGCAAGGGGTTGATATGTCAAAATTAAAACCCTATACCGCAGCGCAACGAGGTATTTTTGATAAGCTTGCCGCCGTTCTGGTTTGCAGCGAAATAGAGCGGGAAGTCATTGCGCAAGCCTATGAAAAGGCAAAGGGTACCCCATACGATGCCACAGCCCCCGATGGTTTTTTCAACACCTTTCTATCATCCCATCCTGAATATGACCGTGTTTGGAAAACTCTGGCGAGAGCCATAAAAAAACAGCGTAAAAATCAGTTAGAAATAGCAAGGAGCAAGCATGAGCGATGAACGCCCAACTCGTGGCCGACCATCCAAGATTGATTTGCTACCTGAACCTATTCGCGATGCACTCCATCAGATGTTGCGCGATAAACGCTATACCCAGGAACAAATCAGGGAAGCGGTTAACGAGCTGATTGATGACGATGCACTGCCTGAAGAAATGCGGGTGAGCCGTACTGGGTTAAACCGCTATGCCAGCCGTATGGAGTCTATTGGATCACGTATCCGTCAGTCGCGGGAGATGGCTGATATCTGGGTAACAAAATTTGGTGAGACCCCCACCACTGATATCGGCAAGCTGTTGATGGAGTTTGTCAAAACGCTGGCTTTTGAAACATCGATGAAGCTGGCTGAAGGTGAGGAACATGTAGAGCCAAAAGCCTTGGGGCAATTGGCTCTGGTGGCGCAGCGCATTGAGCAGGCGCAGATGGTCAGCCACAAGCGCGAAAAAGAGATACGCCAGGCATTTGCTGAAGAGGTTGCCGCTCAAACCGAAAAAATCACCAAGCAAGCGGGGCTTTCGGCTGAAACTGCGGCTGATATTCGTCGCCAGATTTTGGGGATTGCATAATGCCCCCCTTAACGCCACAACATGAACAACTACGGAATCAGTCTGCATCGGCCATTTTATCGGGTGAGTTCGATGCTGACCAAGTGCTGCTTCCCTATCAGCGGCGCTGGATTGCTGACACTTCGCAACTGAAGATTGCCGAGAAGTCACGCCGTACCGGTTTGACCTGGGCAGAAGCGGCAGACGCTGCGCTTAATGGTTCAATGGCCCCCAATGCCGGTGGCTGTGACACCTTCTATGTCGGTACGACGAAAGACATGGCCCGTGAGTTTATCGATGCCTGTTCGATGTGGGCAAAAGCTTATGATTGGGCGGCGTCTGATATCGGTGAAGAGGTGTTGGCAGATGAAGATAAGGACATTCTGGTTTATGTCATCAATTTTGCTAGCGGATTCAAAATTAAGGCGCTGTCGTCCAATCCCTCGAATTTACGTGGGATGCAGGGCAATGTCATTATTGATGAGTCGGCATTCCAGAGTGACCTTGCGGCAGTACTTAAAGCGGCGTTGGCACTGACAATGTGGGGTTCTAAAGTACGGCTTATTTCTACACATAATGGTATTGATAACCTCTTTAATACCATTATCACCGACAGCCGCGCAGGTAAAAAACGCTACTCCGTTCATCGTATTGATATTGATATTGCCTGTAGCGAGGGGCTTTATCGTCGTATCTGTCAGGTCACACGTAAAGAGTGGGGCCAGGTGGCTGAAGACGAGTGGAAAGGCAACTTATTGAAAGACACCGCCACGCCGGAAGATGCCAGGGAAGAATATTACTGCGAGCCGAAAAGCGGCAGTGGTGTGTATTTACCGCGTTCCATCCGTGAGCGTGCGGCGCGGGGGGCTGGCCCTGTTCTACGCTTTACTGGTACCGCTGAATTCAACGTGTTATCCGAGCCAATGCGTGCGCTGGAAATGCAAGAATGGTTAGAGCAAATTGTATTACCAGTGCTCAACCGTTTACCTACCCACTTACGTCATGCGCTGGGTGAAGACTTTGCCCGTAATGGCGACTTAACTGTTTTTGCGCCGATCACGGTGAATGACGATACCACCCGAGAGATTCCTTTCCTGGTCGAACTGGCCAACGTCCCTTTCAAGCAGCAAGAACAGGCACTGTATTTCATTTGTGATCGCTTGCCGCGTCGTGACGGTATCAAGCTGGATGCTCGTGGTAATGGTCAATATCTGGCCGAGCAAGCGGCCTATCGCTACGGTAACGAAGTGGAACAAGTCATGCTTTCTGTTCCGCACTACCGTGAAAATATGCCGCGCTTTAAATCGGCGTTTGAAGATAACGAACTGGTAGTGCCGAAACATGAAGATGTGATTAACGACTTGGGCGCTATTCAGATATTGCGCGGTGTACCAGGCATTGATGACAGTCGCACCACCGGCACTGACGGCAAGAAACGCCATGGCGATGCAGCTATTGCAATCTTCCTGGCATTCCTGGCCAGTAAAGAAGACTGCCGTCGCTACGAACTACACAGACTCAATAAATCCGAACGACCAGATGAGCGCGAAGAACGCCGACAGTTACGTACCACCCGTGGGCTGAAAAATCAGCGAGGACTACTCTGATGTTAAATAAACTGACTGGCGCGATCCGCAATCTGCTTAATCCGGCTACCGGCGAAGCAGTAACGGTGAATAAAAATGAACTTCAGGAAGAGCAAACCCGCGCTCGTTCAACCGGTATGCGCCGAGCTAACTCAGGTATCAGCGTGGCCAGCACCTTGAATCCTCGACGTCTGGCAGGTGTACTGCGCCAGGCGGCTGAAGGTAATGCACTGGATTATTTTATCCTGGCTGAAGAGATGGAAGAACGTGACCTGCATTATTCAAGTGTGCTGCGTACCCGCAAGCTGACCGTGGCAGGTATCGAACCCACTGTAGAAGCCGCCAGTGATGATACCCGTGATATTGAGATGGCCGATGCAGTACGGATGATGATTGAACGGCCACAAATACCAGAACTGTTGTTTGATTTGCTCGATGGCTTAGGAAAAGGCCTGGCAGTAGTAGAAATCCTGTGGGATATCTCATCAAGCACCCAATGGGTGCCGCGTGACTATTCATGGGTTGACCCACGCTTTCTGAAGATGGATGCCGAGACGCTACGGCAAGTTCACGTTTTGACTGAAGCGCAGCCCTTTCATGGCGAGCCATTAGCTGCATACAAATACATAGTCCATCAGCCGCGATTGAAGTCCGGCTTACCGTTGCGTAATGGTCTGGCGCGTCTGGTAGCAGTGATGTACATGCTGAAATCCTTTACCGTTCGTGACTGGTGGGCTTTCGGTGAGAAATTTGGTTTGCCGATCACGCTCGGGAAGTATGGCCCGAACGCCAGTACCGAAGATATCCAGACCTTGATAGATGCTATAGCGTCCCTGGCATCGGATGCGGGTTGCGCAATTCCAGCATCAATGCAGATTGATATGGTCGAAACGGCCAGCCGTCAGGGCGGCGGTGACCTGTTCAAGGGGATGGGCGAATGGTGCGACGCACAAACCAGTAAAGCGGTGTTGGGCCAGACAATGACCACTGATGATGGTAGCAGCCAGAGTCAGGCCAATGTTCATAATCAGGTTCGGATGGATATTGCCCGTTGGGATGCCCGTCAGCTTGAGAATACGCTGAATGAGTTTCTGGTACGGCCATTCATCATGCTCAACTATGGCCCTCAAGATAACTATCCGAACGTCTGCCTGCGTATTAACGAGCCAGAGAACCTGAAAGCCTTAGTGGATGCGTTAATCCCACTGATTGATCGTGGCATGAAAGTGCAGGCGTCAGTATTACGTGACAAATTTGGATTACCTGAACCGGAAGTCGGTTCTGATATTCTTCAGCCTACCAGTGGTCTGAATAGTGGTGCTGGTATGTTCACCGCACTAAACCGTGAAAATATCGCCCTTAATCGCCAATCTGCCCCTGATGATATTGACTCACTTACTCAGGAAGGGATTAGCGACTGGCAGCGTGTTGGCTCAGCATTCACTAATCCGGTGTTAGCGCTGGCCAGTGATGCTACCAGTTATGAAGATTTCCTTGCTCGCTTACCTGAATTACAGGCCAGCCTGGATGCAGAAGAATTTGTAGACCAACTAGCGCGACTTTGTTTTCAGGCTCGGGGTATGGGGGATGTAAGTGATGCCGAATAAAATCCCCGATATTGTACCGAAAGAAGCTCTGGCCTGGTTTAAGGCTAAAAAGCTTCAGCCTGGATTTGATTTCCGTGATGTTTGGCTTGAAGAGCATAGTGCGGCCTTTACCGTTGCCAAAATGACACAGCTCGATTTACTCAATGACGTGAAGGAGCTGGTGACCAACGCACTGGCAACAGGCCAGACTTTCAGAGAGTTTCAGCAAGTGTTAGAGCCGTTGTTGGTAAAGCGGGGTTGGTGGGGTATCCGCGATATGGTTGACCCACTAACCAATGAAACTAAAACCGTACAGTTGGGGAGCGAAAGTCGATTACGTACTCTCTATGATACCAACATGCGCACCGCCAGAACGGCAGGACAGTGGCAACGCATAGAGCGAACCAAACGTGCTATGCCATATTTGATCTATACACTTGGCCCCTCCCGCGAACATCGTGTAGACCATTTGAAATGGGCCAATATCTGTTTGCCGGTTGATGATCCATTTTGGCTAACCCACACCGGCCCCAATGGTTGGGTCTGTAAATGCGGTATTCGCCAGGTCAGTAAATATGAATATGAGCAGTTGCTTGAGAACGGCGCAACACAAACCACCGCTGTCTATGATGATAATGGTTTACCTACCGGCCAGGTCAGCAAAACCAAGACGCCACTAAAAACTGAGGCTCCACCGGTCAAGAATGTGAAGTGGTTGAATAAGCGAACAGGTGAAGAAGAGTTAATCCCAGAAGGGATTGACCCAGGCTGGAATTACAATCCTGGAATCAACCGACAGGCTGCGTTAGAGCGTCAGCTCAATACTAAGCAGCAAGTATTCGATGGCAATAGTTAGTTTCATGGGCAAACCCATCTAAACCTACCGTAGTGACCTTAACCCGCATTGTGATACGATGACGCACAGGAATTTTGTTAAACGTTCCTGTGCGCTTTTAAACGTGTTTTAAACACGGTTCCGCACCTCGATTAGAGGGAAAGCGGTTAATCCACCTATCACCCCCATTCATTTCACACTGTCTGCATGATTTCCTATGCGGATAACTTCCATGCCTGCGAATTACCTAGCTCTCTGTTTCGAACTGAATATTGGCAAAGAAGATGAGCCACTTCCTGAATGGCTTCCTGTGCTGCCTATTGGTTTGTTTAAGGGGCGCGATGGCCGTGTTTGGGTAAACAATGAACCTGAAGCGGTAATTGCCAAATCACTGGCTGGCCTCTTTATTCCTGTTGATGTTGAACATGCCACAGAACTGAAAGGCCCGAAAGGCGAAGAAGCTCCTGCCTATGCCTGGATAGAAGACCTCAAAATTGAGGGTGCTTATATCATGGGTAAATTCAACTGGAACGATGATGGCGCGGCGCAAGTCCGTGGCCGTAAATATCGCTATTACAGCCCCGCATTTTATAACACCCCTGATGGATTGGTTACCAAGCTGTCCAGTGCCGGACTGACCAACAAACCCAACTTAGATTTTCCTGCCCTTAACTCGGAGAACACCGATATGAAACTGCCTGAACTGATTGCGGCAGCGTTGGGCCTGGGTGCAGATGCCACCGTTGAAAACGGCGTCACTGCTATCCAGAGCCTGAAAACCGCAGAGCAAGTGGCGTTAAACCGTGCGCAAAACCCTGACCTAAGCACGTTTGTGCCAAAGGAAACCTATCAGTTGGCCTTGAACCGCGCCACAGAAGCAGAAACCAAACTGAATGTGCTGGCGGAGAAAGACGTTGCTTCTCTGGTGGATTCAGCGATTGCCAGCGGCAAGGTCGCTCCCGCAAACCGCGATATGTACCTCGCCACCTGCCGCAGTGAAAGTGGACGTCAACAGTTCACTGAGTTCGTCAAGGGTGCGCCGGTGATTGTTAATACCAAACCAGCCCCGAAAAAAGATGGTCAGAACGACGCGCCGGAACTGACTGATACCGAGCTGGCGATGTGTCGCAGCATGGGCATCAGTCAAGATGAATTCCTGGCAGCTAAACCGAAAACCACTGAGGAATAACAGCAATGCCAACTCCTAATGCTGAAATCTTGCACGCAATCAGCACTTCGCTAAATGCGTCATATACCAAAGGCCTTAATGGGGCCAAGCCGTTGTATCAGGCAATCGCAACGATTATCCCCAGTGGTGGTGCGTCCAATACCTATGCCTGGTTAGGTGAATGGCCGGAAATCAAAGAGTGGATTGGTGCGCGCCAGTTCGCGGAGTTAGCCCAAAATGGTTACACCATTTTCAACAAGACTTGGGAAAGCTCGATCAAAGTTAAACGCGAATCGATTGAAGATGATCAAGTTGGTCAGTATTCGGTCATTGCACAACGCATTGGCCAGGATACTGCAATTTTCCCAGACAAACTGGCATTCCCGCTGTTGGTGGCTGGTTTCCATACGCTGTGCTTCGACGGCCAAAACTTCTTTGATACCGACCATCCGATGGCGGGTAAAACCTACAGCAACATTGTTGGCACGGGTGAAGAGCTGGGTGAACCGTGGTTCCTTATTGATGGCTCTCAAATCCTCAAGCCGATCATCTATCAAAACCGTCGTGATTTTAATTTCACTGCGCTGGATGATTTAAGCAATGAGCATACTTTCAAGAACAACGAATTCCTGTTTGGTGTCGATGCGCGTTCCAATGTCGGTTTTGGTTTCTGGCAAACCGCTGTGGCCTCCCGCACTCCGTTGACAGCCGCCAACTACGAGAAAGCCGTGGAACTGATGCAAGGAATGCTGAAGGACAATGGCACGCCGCTGGGTATTACGCCAACCACCTTGGTTGTGGGCAAAAGCAATCGTGCAGCCGCTAAGCGTTTGATTGATGCCATGTTGGTCGACGGTGGTGACTCCAACATCTATTACCAGGATGTTGAAATTGTGAATAGCCCATTCATCGTCACACCACCGGTTACGCCATAACCGTTTTGCTAAGTCAATATTATCCAACTTTAGTGGGTGTTTAACGCCCGCTAAAACCCCCTTTAAAGAGGACGGAACAGTGAGTGGAAAAACAAAGCAAAAGCAAATCGAAACGGTTCTTTCACCGGAAGATAAACACGCTACAGCGTCGGCTGTTACAGCGCTGGATGCGGGAGGAAATCTTCAGCTTGAGCAACTCAGTGCGACACAGAAACCGGATGAGTCAATTACTGGAGTGACGGGTGATACCACTCGCACTGCTTCTATTGTGATTGAAGACAATCGCCAATCACATGAATCAGCCAGCATAGCGGGGACGCAACTTGACGCCGACCAACTTGAGCTTTCGCAAGCCCAAATCGGCTCGCTGATGAATGACCTGTCTCAGTCTGGTGAAGTTGCATTGACTGAAGTGCTGTTGGTTTCAGCAGTTCATGTCAATGGGTTTTATCGTTGCGGTCAGTTCTGGCCTCATTCCGGTATCAATGTGTTTGTCAGTGATGAGCCTGTTGCTGATAACGATGGCGGTAAAACGGATACCAGCAATCTTGCGCCATTTATCAGCGCTGATACTGCGGCCCGTTTAAAACGTGATCCTCATTTGCGCGTGACTGTCGTACCTGTTGTGGCTGGAGAGTAATGATGAGCACTTACGTAACCCGCCAGGACTTGATTGATACGGACGGTTCTTATGTTTGGAATGTGGCCATTAATCGGGAAACCAACGCACTTGATGAAGTGGCCATTGCCAAGGCGCTGACGGCTACCGATGAAGAGATCAATTCGCTCTTGTCACGGCGTTTTAAAGTGCCGTTGGAAACCACCGTCCCGTCAATGCTGAACCGGCAAGCCATTTCAATCGCTTTCTACTGGCTGGCTGACAGAGACAATCAGGCAACCGAGCTGGTTCGTAAGCGCTATGAAGATGCTATCAAAGTGATTAAAGAGATTGCGAATGGCACTCGTGATTTGGGATTACCGACCTTAGAGCAACCGACTGAAACAACCAGCGGCAAGGTCATTATGACCGGTGAAAACCCCCGCATATTCACCCGTAACAGCCTGAAAGGGGTGTTGTGATGGGGATTCAGGTTGAAGTGTTCGGCACAGAAAAACTCGCCCAACTTCAACAGGCCGTGGAGCGTTTAGCGGATAGCGGTTTGCGTGGTGAATTACTGGAAAGCCTTGGTGCGATTGTCGAGACTCAAACCCGCAGGCGTATCACGGATGAGAAAGAATCACCCAGTGGCACTGCCTGGCAGGATTGGTCAGACGGTTATGCTAAAACCCGTCATGGAAATCAAAGCCTGCTGCAAGGTGACGGGAATTTGAACGATAGCATTACCTATGTTGTTGAACGTAATCAGGTACGGGTTGGTACGCCGTTGGAATATGCCCGAGTTCATCAGGAAGGGTTTAATGGCAGCGTTTCCGTTGGCTCACATCAACGCCTGATTAAACAGGCGTTTGGACGGGTGCTTAAACATCCCGTTTGGCAAACAGTGGGTGCTCACAGCCGCATGATGTCAATCGCACAACGTGAGTTTCTTGGCCTTTCGAGCAGCAACAGTAAAGAGCTGTTGCATGTTATCGGTGACTTTTGGAAAGAGGTATTACCGTGAGTAATGAACGCCCTAGCCTGGTCACACTTGGCAGTACGGTTGCGGCAGCGGATAAAATTGCAGCTTGGCTAAACCCAGTTATTCAAGGCAATAACCCTGACCAGGTTCCCGTCGTTGAGCGGCACATTGGCCAGTTCAATACCCCAGCAGAAGTGAAGCGATACTTATCTGATCGTGATGGCTGTGTTCGTATTGCTGCGTTACGCATCAGAGACATTCGGCATGAAGCCGGTGGCACTGTGGGCCTAGTGACCTTTGCCGCTTATGTGATGACTACTGATGTGTGGGGATATGGCCGTGACCTGCGCTGTGAAATTCTCGTGGCCAAAATTGTTCGCCGTATCACTGAGATGGCATCGACCAAAGGTATGGGAGCGGAGAAGTGCGCTGATGCTATTTCCGCCGATAACATCTACAGCGGCAGCCTGGATGATTTAGGTCTGACGATGTGGGCCGTGATGTGGAATCAGGAATATAAACTCGATACTGATTTTGATATCAGTGAGTTACCTGATTTCTTGCGGCTCGGTATGCACGCCACGCCGAAAGGTGGTGTTCCTGTCATTGAAGCCGTTATCCCCGTAAGAGGGCAAGAAAGTAATGAAAATGAAAATGCTTAAACCCAAGGCCAACCTACAGGTACGCAAGCCCGATGGTTCGCTTCTGGCGACTGACGGGGAAACGGTAGCCCTGAATGCGTTCTGGTTGCGCCGGATTTCTGAAGGTGACCTTGAGGTTAGTGAAGTAAAAGACCTTGTACCCACCGTCGCTGAAACTGAGCCAGCCGTTAGCAATACACCGGCTGCTAAAACTGTAAAAGTGGAGAAATAATATGTCGCTAGGCTCAATTCCTAATGATATTCGCGTGCCACTGGTTTACATCGAGATTGATAACTCCCTGGCACTGAATGGCGCACCGGCGCAACAACATAAGATTTTGGTTATCGGTCAGCAACTGACCAGTGGAACTGCCGAACCACTGACACAAAACCGCATTACCAGTGACAGCACGGCCAATCAGTTGTTTGGGCGTGGTTCTATGTTGGCTGAAATGCTTAAAACCTTGCGTAAGGCCAACAGCTATACAGAAACTTGGGCTATGGGGATTGACGATACCGCCGCCGGTGCTGCGGCAACCTCTCAGCTTATTGTTACCGGTACCGCTACCGCCGCTGGGACATTATCGTTATTGGTCTGTGGTGAGTTGGTACAAGTCGGCGTTAAAGCTGAGCAAGCGGCCACTGCTATTGCTGATGCTATCGTTGCAGCCATTAATGCACTGCCATCGTTACCAGTTATTGCTGCGGTTAAAGCCGGTGAAACGGGTACCGTGGAACTCACTGCCAAGTGGCGTGGACAAACCACAAACGATCTCGATGTACGGCTTAATTACTACGTGGGTGAGCAAACGCCTGCCGGTTTAAGTATTACCACTGCGGCATTCACGGGCGGTACCGGAACACCGGATATGACCAGTGTTATTGCAGCTTTGGGTGATGACTGGTTCAATCATATTGTTTGCCCGTTTAATGATGTAGCCAGCCTGAATACCTTACGTGATGAACTGCTTGATCGTTGGGGGCCACTGCGCATGGTGGAGGCCATTGCGTATACCGCCACTCGTGGTACTCATGCCCAAACTGGCACCTGGGGTAACAATCGTAATGACTTCCTGCTAACCAGCATCGGAACCAACATTGCGCCACAACCAGCCTACTTGTGGGCGGCGTCTTATGCGGGAACGGCGGCATATTCTTTGGCCATTGACCCCGCTCGCCCCCTGCAAACTCTCGCATTAACCGGCATCCTTCCTGCGGCTAAAGAAGTTCGCTGGGATCCTGTTGAACGTAATCTTCATCTGTTCGATGGCGTGGCCACGCATTTTGTCGATGCTGGCGGTAATGTGTGTATTGAGCGTGAAATCACCACTTATCGCGTTAATAGTTTTGGTGACGCGGATACTTCGTACCTTGATATCACGTCACCGGCGACCCTTGGCCATATCCGTTATGTCATTAAAAACCGCTTCACCAATCGTTATCCCCGTCACAAGTTAGCCGGTGATGATGTGTTGGAACATCTGCAACCAGGTCAACCAGTCATGACCCCTAAGCTAGGCCGAGAAGAGTTGCTTGATATCTTCCTGACAGAGTTGGAGCCGGTTGGTCTTGTCGAAGATTTCGACAACTACAAGGACACGTTAGAGGTCTACCGCGACACCAGCGATATGAACCGTCTGAACTTTGTCATCCACCCCAACATCATCAATCAGTTGCGCGTTCTGGCTGGTTTGATTCAATTCAAGCTCTAAGGGGGCATCATGATTTTAGGCATGGCATCGATTCGGGTTAATGGCCGTGAGATTAAAACAGCGGGTAAATCAACCCTTAACCCAGGTGGGTTCGCCCGTACTATGCACAGTGGCGGCGGCAAGCATTGGGGGTATTCGCGCAAAATGGCGGTGCCGTCAATTCAGTTAACGATTGCCGCTGCTGAAGATGTGGACGTGATTGAAATCAGTAATTGGGAAAATGTCACTGTCATGTTTGAAGGTGATAACGGGTTGTCCTACATGCTGACCGGTGCGGCCACCGATAACCCGACACCTCTCAGTGAAGACTCTGGTGAGATTGAAGCCAATTTCATCGGCACACGTTTGGTTAAGGTGTAACTCATGGCTCAAATGACGATGACGCTACCCAATGGTTTGGTGACAGCCAAGGGTTCACCTGATGAAACCCTTCATACCGAAGTGCAATTACGTGAGTTGACCACCAAAGATATCGTTGATGCTCAGCTTGCAGCGGAGCGTGTGGTTATCGGTGAGTCCGGTAAAGCAGTGGCGTATTGCTCGGAAGTGATGATGGGGGTGGAGTTATTACGCCGTCAAATCGCCAGTATTGGTTCAATCCCTGGGCCTTTAAGTTTAAAGCAGGTTTTGCAGCTCCATCCTGATGATTTCAAATTGTTGACTCAGAACGCCGAAACCATGGATGACATGCTCACGGAGGTAGCTGAACGGGGGCGAGCTAATGCCGATGGCAGCGGCGCTAATTAGCTTAATTGCGAATCTATCTGCCCGATTTAATCCCGCCTATTTGGAACAGTTGCCGTTACGACAACTGTTTCGTATCACCGAACAATTGAGGAAGTCGCATGGCAAGCCGTCTTGACACTGAAATCATTATCAATCTGGCGGGTAACCTTGTGGCGAAGGCTCGCCAGTATGGCAGCAGTATGTCTGGTTTTGCTCAAAATAATAAACGGGCTATGTCGGTTATTCAGGCCACCAGTGCAGCAGCAGGTCGTGGGTTAGACCAACTGGGTAATCGGTATAGCGCGGCGATTGCCGGTTTTGCTGGCGGCGCAATGTTAAAACAATACGCCACGGTAGACCGCCGCTTAACCCGATTGGGTATTACTGCGGATAAAACCAAGCAAGATATGCAGGCTGTTTTTGGTGATATTCAAGATGTGTCAATTAAGTTTAAAGTCGATAGCAGCGAGATTTTTGGCGCATATGAAGAGATTAACGGGCGTACTGGCGATTTAGATTTTGCGGTGCAAAACCGTGAGAATATTGGTGCAACCGTTGCCGGTTCGGGTGGTTCCGGTGAAAGCATCGGCGGGCTGATTGCTGAGTATCGCAAGTTTCTTATTCAGGATTCTGACACTGTTCGTTTAGCGCTGGATGGTATGAACAAGCTCGGTAAAGAAGGTGCATTTGAGCTAAAAGACATGGCTGAAAAGCTGCCTGCATCGCTATCGTTGTATGCGGCTGCGGGTGGTAAAGGGGTGCGCGGGGTTATGTCGGTTGCGGCTACTGCCGAGGCAGCGCAGGACGTTACCGCCAATAGAGATAAAACTGCCACCATGGTGGAGAACTTTATTCGCGACCTGCAAAACCCCAAAGTGGTAAATACCCTTAAGCAAAAAGGGGTAAATGTTTTTAACAAAGATGGCACGATTCGTGATTTGCCTGTCTTGCTGAGCGAGATTTCAACCGGTTCTATGCGCGGCGGCAAGAAAGGTGGAAAAGGTCAGCGTGGCGAGTTGATGCAAGTGGGGTTTGGTCAAGAGAGTATGGACTTGATCGCCGGTGTATCCAGTGAGGCTGGGGCGGCAAAATTAAAGACTTATATGGGTGTGGTTGCCGATGGCACGAGCATTATGGCTGATGCCAACTATGCCGCGCAGGATTTTACCTCCTCCTTACAGAGTTTAACCACCATCGGCCAAAAGTTTGCTAACGCACAGTTGGCCAAGCCGGTTCAAGAACTGGCCGATGCATTGAATTCAGTAGACCAGCAAACCGTGCAGAACTGGCTAGAAATTGGCAAAAATGTAGCTATTACTGTGGGTGGACTCCTTGCTGCACGCAAAGCATATCAGATTGGTAAAGGGGCTTATGACTTCCTTAATCCAGGTAAAAAAGGGGTACCAAAAGGCGTAACGGATGCCTTTGGTTCCGGTGTTATGCCTGTTTACGTCGTGAATATGGGAGCCGGTGGACTCCCCGCAGGTGGTAACCCAAATGGTCCAAAACAACCTTTACCAGGAGGAAACCCAGCACCACCGGCTCCAACCTCTGGCGGTTTTTGGGGAGCAGCAACCCGCGCTTTAACGGGGGCTGGGATGGTTTATGCGCAGAATGAATTAGCTCACTGGGGTGCAAAGACCATTTACGATTCATCAGGCGCTGGCGAGTGGGCTAAAAATTCTTCCGTCCGGTCATGGGCTGATGAAGCAGCCCAAAGTAGCAATATTAAGTCCACTCAAGTTGACCCATCATCAGTATGGGCGGAACTCAAAGAATGGATAAACTCGACTCCTGAATATAAAGACCCGTCACCTTGGGCTTCCCTTCAGTCACAAAACCAAGCGTCAATCTATCCGATGGTTCCCCCGCAGCTGCAAGGCGAAATTCGGGTGGTCGTTGAGGGTGACGCCCGAGTCAAAAGCGTTTCCATGAATCAGCCAGGCGTGACGCTCAGTGCGCAATCTGGTGTACGTAATGTGGGGCAAGACTGATGGCTAAAACCCAATGGGAAGACCTGCTACCTGCTTCATTTCGTGGTGTTTCATTCTTTTTTGTTGATGTTGAGGGTACCGGTGGCCGTAGGGCAATCCCTCATGCTTACCCGAAAAAGGAAGTGGGCTGGACTGAAGACCATGGCGCGGTACTGACTGAGCAGCAAATTAATGCAAAGCTGTTGGGGAAAGATTACAAAACCCAGTTAAACCAGCTATTGGCCGCGCTGAATACCCCTGGGCCAGGTGATTTGGTTCATCCATGGTTTGGTATTCAGCAGGTACAGGTAGGCAAAGTTACCCATAAACTGACCACCGAAGAGGGAGGCATTGCTTATGTTTCTTTTGAGGTTTATGAAGCAGGTGAGCAACTTTTTCCAGCACAGCAAGAAGATACTACCGCCACCACGTTAAGCGGTGCTGACGCAGTGAAAGATGCACTGGCCAACGGTGATTACTTTGCCGCTCTTGATGGCTTGGGTAGCATGGTTGATACCTTGCTTAATGATTTGCAAGGGTTTGTGGCTAATTTGCCAACCTTGCCCGAAGCGCTGAATGAATGGATGGACAGGCTAAATCGCTTTAAAAGCTTGTCTGGTATCGTTATCGCCTCACCAGGCGAAATGATTCGAGATATCACTGGGTTGGTGAGTGATATGAAAGATTTGGTGACCGATGCCCCTTGGGCATTGCGGGTGTATGACCAATTGCGTGACCGTTGGGATGGCGACAGAGCAGCAAGAGCGGCCACCAACTCATTAGCGAATAATGTTGTGGTTAATGCCGATGCAGGAACGGTCAGCAGTGTTACCCCCGCCTCGCTGGTTGATATTTCGGCTGCGATGCAAGCCAATATTGATGATTTCCGTGCGGTGGTTATCACCTCTGCATTAGTTGCTCAGGCTGAAACCGTCGCTACTACCACATTTGAAACCAGCCAGCAGGCGACAACTATCGGTGATGCCTTGGCAGAGCGGCTGGGAGAACAAGCCAATATTGCCGTTGAATCAGACCAACGTGAACTTTGGCGTTCATTACGTGATCTGCGATTTGCCGTGGTGAATGATGTGCGTATTCGCAGCGTCCAGTTACCGGAGTTGCGGCGCATATCCCCAAGTCATTCGGTGCCGGTGATGTTGTTAGCCTGGCGCGAAACCGGCAATGCCGAACAACGTGATGCACTGGTTATTCGTAACCGCTTGCGTTATCCCGCATTCATTCTTCCATCCCAAACTATTGAGGTTGTTGGCAATGAGTGAACCACTGACATTGAGTGTTAACGGCACCATTTTTGGTGGCTGGACTGATATGGTTATCAACCGTTCGCTGGACAGTATCGCTGGCGAGTTTGATCTTACTGTCACCGCTCAGTGGTCAGATGCCGCCCCTCGCAGCATTAAGCCTGGTATGCCTTGCAGTGTCGACATAGGGCCAGACCGTGTTTTAACCGGTTATATTGATGATTTCATCCCGAGTTATGATGCAACCTCAGTTTCTTTACGTGTGCTAGGTCGCGATAAAACCGGAGATCTGGTTGATAGCTCTGTTGTTGATAAATCTGGTCAGTGGCGCGGCCAGAAGCTGGAACAAATAGCCACCAATATATGTAAGCCTTATGGCATTCAGGTCATCACTGAAACTGATACTGGTGACACGTTCAGCAACATCACTTTGGAACAAGGTGAAACCGGATTCGAGTTACTTGATCGTATGGCCAAGCAACGGGGTGTACTGATGACGTCAGACGCTTGGGGCCGGTTAATTATTACCCGTGCATCAACAAAGCGTGCCGGTGTTTCTCTTGTCCTTGGTCAAAATATTCTTGCTGCCCGTGGCCGCTTCAGTTGGCGCGAACGGGCCAGCCAATACATTATCAAAGGCTCTGCATCAGCCGGTGGCACCACGTGGGGCGAACAGCCGGTTAAAGTGGTTGGTGGCCAACAGATAATTATTAGTGACCCTGAAATTACTCGCTATCGCCCAAAGATACTGGTTAATGAAGATAACCTCACCGTAGGCGGGGCTAGTGCTCGTGGGGAGTGGCTCAAGGCAAGCGCCTTGGGTGAAGCCAATACCTCTGAAATCACTTTGGCGGGTTGGCGGGAGAATACTGATAGCGGCCCACTTTGGCAGACAAATAAGCTCGTTCAGGTAGAAGACGCAATTCAGCAATTGGATGCGACCTGGTTAATTAAAACCGTTTCCTTTTCTGAGGGGGATAACGGGCGATTAACCGTGCTGTCATTGGTTCCCCCTGAGTCAATGGATATGCCAGCCGAAAATACCAAGCGCAAGAAAGGTAAAAAAGGCACTCAAGTGGGGGTGACATGGGATTAGATATTGCTAATTTTGGCCGGTCAATCACTGCCCTTGGTAGGCGTATGCGGCTGATTGTTGATCGTGCCGTAGTTCGCATGGTCACTGATAGTTTAGGCCGTCAAAACCTTCAGCTCCAATCTCTGGCCGATGAAACCAATGACGATGTTGAGCGCTTCCAAAACTACGGATTAACCTCTGTCCCTCCAACCGGTTCTGAGGCCATTGTCATTGCCGTTGGTGGTCGCCGTTCTGGCCAAGTGGCCATTGCGGTAGAAGATAAAAACAGTCGGCCAAAAGGATTGGATCCTAACGATGTTTGCCTTTATCACAAAGAGGGTCATACCATTATTTTGAAGAAAGACGGGTTAATAGAGATAAGAGGGAAAAAGGTTAATCTGGTTGCTGAAGAACAATGTGACATTAATAGTAAACTCATCAATGTCACCGGCCCGACAAACTTTGAAGATGATATTACGGTTAAAGGCAAAAGTATATTTGACCATATTCATAAGGATGGCGACGGTGCTGAAACAACGAAAATGCTATGACCATCAGATTAAATTGGCACGTCCCCGCGGGCGGTGATATTGAAATAACCCACAATGGCCTTTCGCTTGACGAAGGGCTTGTTACTTTAATTCTGATATGTCTGTTTACTGATGCTAAAGCCAAGACCAGTGATGAAATACCGGATGGAACGGATGACCGACGTGGTTGGCCCGGTGATTCATTCAGTGAGTTTGAATGGGGTTCCTGGTTGTGGTTGCTTGAGCGTGAAAAACTGACTGAAGAAGTTCGCCTTAAAGCGCAGAACTACGCAGGGATTGCCCTTCAACCGCTGGCGCGTGCTGGGCTGGTAAGGACAATTCAAGTTGAAGCCACTATCCCGCAAACCAACTGGATTTGGTTATCCGTACTGTTAACCCGCCCTGATAAAACTTCACTGACGGTAGAAATTAAAAAACGCTGGGAGGCGATTGAATATGCCATTTAATGTGCCAACTATTCGCCAGCTTATTAATACCGGTGCACAAGATATTCAAATTGAATTAGATGAGCAATTACCGATTGTCGGTGTTGAACGTGCTTTAAATATTGCATTCAGCGGTAGCGTTCGGGATTTGTATGATTATCAATCTTGGATTGTGGCACAAATAATTCCTTCACCGAACTCCGATGACCAAACAATTATTGATACTGCCCGTAATGAAGGTGTTATTCAAAAACAAGCCACTTTTGCCACTGGGCCAGTGGTATTTAATGGCAACAGGCCGATTCCGCTTGATACAGAAATGCAGACGGCAACCGGTATAGGCTACAGCGTTATTGATGCCGGTGAGTCTGCGAATGGGATTATCACCGTTATTGTTCAGGCTAATATTATTGGTTCCACTGGCAATATAGATGGCGAGAGTACATTAACGTTGATACAGCCGATAGCTGGTGTAGAGAGCGTTGGTGTTGTGGGTGATGACGGTATCAGGAACGGTACCGATATTGAGCCAATCAGTGAGTTGTTAGACCGTTTGTTATTTCGCAAGCGCAACCCCCCAGTGGGTGGTGCTGTTCATGATTATGTCGGTTGGGTGCGTGAAGTACCAGGTGTAAGCCGTGCTTGGGCTGAAGACTTATGGCACGGTTTAGGCACGGTGGGATTGGCGTGGGTATATGATGGCCGGACAGATATTACCCCAACGTCTGCCGATAAAATCGCGATGCATGAATATCTGTTTCGCCATACTGACCCAGCAACGGGCGAATATGTCGGTAAGCCTGGTGGCACTGAGGTATGGATATTTGACCTTACGTTAAAGCCACTCAATCCGAATATAAAATTAACACCGGATACCGCAGAAACCCGCGCAGCAACGCTGACTAATCTTAATCTATTACAACGCCAGTTATCACCAGGCGAAACATTATTGCTATCAGCGTTACGCACTGCCATTGGTACTGCTAATGGTGTTAAGGATTATCAACTTAATATTGCCGCTGATATTACTTGCCAAGATGAAGAGTTAATTACGATTGGAGAAGTTACATGGCTCACAGCGTAACGGCTTGGCAAAATGCCTTACAGCAATTAATGCCGCGCGGAAAGGCATGGCCACGTGATTTAACCGCTAATTTAAGTGCACTTCTAAGGGGCTTTAGCGGGCGTTTAAATCGTGTTGAAAGTAGTGCTGATTTGTTACTACTGGAAATGCGCCCTGATACTACGGTTTTATTATTGCCTGAGTGGGAAGACTACTTAGCACTCCCTGAATGTAATATTCCCAATATTACTTTTGATTCGCGTCGTAATGCTGTTATTGAGAAATACTATCGAAAAGGTGGCTTGGCTCCTTGGCAGATTGAAGCGGTAGCCACCACGCTGGGCTTTACCATTGAGGTTGAAGTGATATTGCCCCATCACTGCTTGCGAAGCTGTACCTATCCGCTGTATCCCGCCCGTTATCGATTTATATTGAAAGTACATGTCTATCAGATACCTGATGGCCGTTTTACGGTGCTTGATAACGTACTTACCCCTCTTATCAGCGACCAGGCCATGATGCTCGAATGCGTTTTAAATAAATATCGACTAGCCGGTACGGGTTATGAGTTTATATATGAAGGAGATAATTAATGTTTCATCTAGATAACGAAACCGGTGTACCAGTGATGCCAAATTTACCGCCGGTGCAGAGTAATACCACGAAATGGTTTACTGAAGGTGGAAATGGCGTTCCACCGAGCTGGCCAGGTTCGACATGGTTTAATATTACTCAGGCTGAAATGCTTAATGTTCTGGCTGACGCAGGTATTGATCCAGATAAAGCTGATCTCTCTCAATTATCTAAGGCTATCAAAAAAATCATTTCTGATGATTCTTTGTTGATAAAAAACAATCTTAGTGAGATTAAAGCAGCAGGCCCAGCCGCAGTTGCACAGACTCTAGTAAACCTTGGTTTAGGCGACGTTGCACATTTGCCACAATTAACTGGTGTGGTGGGTACCTCACGTAATGCAAAAATGAGCGTTACAGCCGCATCAGCAACAGCCACTTTCACCGCAGATGAATTAATTGTGCAAGCCTCGCTGGGTGGGCGTCAGTACAAACTTAGCAGTTTCAACAAAACCATTAACCTTGCCACAACGGGGGCGGGTGGAATGGATACAGGTACCGTGCCAACCAACGGATTTGTTGGGTTATATGCTATTTATAACCCAACAACCCAGATATCAGCATTGCTTGCTGTGAATGCTTCATCAGTTGTTGCTCCGGAGGTGTACGGCGGCAGTAATATGCCAGCTGGCTATACGGCTTCTGCGCTTGTTAGTGTTTTACCTACCAGTTCATCTCAACTTGCTTCAGTGATTCAGCAGGGGCGAAGAGTCTCAATTGTTGGTGCTAGCATCCTATCCGGATCTGGTGCTCCATCTTCTCTTGCCACCCTTACAGTTAGCGCAGTTCCTCTGAATACAACGCTAATCAGAATGTCCGCGACAGTTGGGATTATTGCGAATGATACAACAGGCGTTCTTGAAGTTGCCGCGAATGCAGCCCTTGTTGCATCAAAGCGCGTGTCTCTGGGTGCTGCGGGAACTGGCGGGACACTAAGTGCGACGAGCTACATGGAAATGCCCGTGGTTGATAATTCACGAAATATTTATTGGCGAGTACAGAGCGCTAATATCGCCTATGGAATAACTGCTATGGGGTATGAATTCTAA